AGCGCTCCTTCATGATCCAGCCAAAGACCTTTTCTGCCGGTTCGACCTTAGTTCGGAGGTCCTTTCGATTCTCATACTCAACGTAGAGCTGCTCGAAGCGGGCGCTGTTGCGGTAGAAAGCCTCATAGAGGTCAGGTACCTGGTTGGGGTCAAAGAAGGTGATGACGCCGCGCTGCTTCAGCCGCCGCCAGAAGAAGGCGCTGAGGACAACGCAGTAGTCCAGCTGTCTAACTCGAGTTTCCTCGGTGCCTTGGTTGTTCTTGAGGACGATGAAGTCATCGAACTGGTAGTGCCAGATGGGCATATTGACGGTGGCGGAAGCGTTTCGAATCCCACCCTGCGAGCAGGAGCGGAGATCAGCAAACCACTTCTTCATGAAGGGAATAATGCCAGTGTGCATCACCTCACCACCACGAATCTCAGCTCCGAGCGGTCTCATTCGCCCAATCTCGAGTCCAATGCCGGCCCGCTTGGAGGCGTAGTCCGCCATCACCTGCCCCGTGGCAAAGATGCTCTTCAGCGTGTCATCGGTTCGAAGCAGAACGCATGAGCTGAACTGCTTGGTCTTGGTGCCTAGCCCCGCGAGCACTGGGGTAGCCAGTGTGAAAAGCCCGTCAGAGGCGGCATGATAGAAGTCCTTCACCCACTTCAGGCGGTCCTTCGTCTCGGCGTGGAAGGCAACCGCGGCTGCCACCATGTAGCGCACCTGCGGTGTCTCAACTATCTTTCCAGTTGCGCGGTTGCGCACCAGGTACTTTTCAATCAGCTGCTCAACTGCGGCATATGGAAGAAACTCATCCTTCTCATGCTCAATGACTGAATTCAGCTGGTTCCATTCATCTTCCGAATACCAGGTGAGAAGCTCTGGGGTGTAGAGCCCGAGCTTGATGTTCTGCTTCACAATTTCAAGGAGGCTCGGTGGCTGGTAGTCGCCGTAGACGTCCTTTCGAAGCATGCTGATGCGCTGCTTTCCAGCTACATACTGGTAGTTGGCGTTTCCAATATCTGGGTGCTCCTCTTCATCGATCAAGTTGACCATCGAGCGCAGGGCAATCTGATCAAGCTCTCTTGTAGTCATGCCATCATAGAAGTGCGCCTGCGCTGCCACCTCAATCATTGACGGAGAAACATCCGCCACCCCTTCACATACCTTTGCAATCTGAGCCTGCCACTTGGCAAGGTCAAATGGGACTTTTTCTCCTGATCTCTTTACTACATGTAGGTTCTGCATACGTTATCCGTTCAATTGAATTCTTGGTGTTGGACGAAGCTTAATTGCACCCTCGGCATCGCCTTGAACTATCAACTTCGAAATGAGCTGTCTTCTGAACTCAGCAGTTTCCCGCTCATTGAGAGCCGGTTGTTTTGCTGCCTTTCTTCTAACTGCCTCCTGGTGTATCAAATACTCCACAAAGTCCATGTGGTAGTTGACGTCCTTTGAGGTCACTACATTGAAAACTCGTGGAGCAAGAAGGTCAGAGCTCATAGCTGCTATTGTATTTTGCGGCGCCTTAGGCGTCAGTAAAGTTTAGGACAGCCTTAGGCTCTTCTGGCACGAAGCCTGTCATACGCGGCTGCAAGCTTCTGGTCGTATCTATTCTCAGCAAACCCTGGTCCGTTGTAGAGCCGGGCAAAGTCAGTCCACCGCCTATCTCTGAGCTCGTCTGCCAGTCCTGAGCTGATGATGAACTGCGTGAACGCTTCAAGCTGAGCATTTTCGTCCTTGTACATTGCATTGACGAACTGCTGAACCGTTTTGAAGCCACAGCGAGCGTGGTTGAAGCCCATGATTTGAAACATGCCCCATGAAGTTGACATCAGCGCCGCGGTCCGGTCAAGGGAGCACGCCTTCTCAAGTCGCGCTTTCTCTTCCTGCCAGGTACGGCCGTAGAACTTCTTCGTCCATGTTGGGTAGCTGATGTCAGGGTGTGATTGGGAGAACTTTCCCTTTGTGAAGCGGTGAAACCAGTGCCCCTCAAAAAGAGTTTTTGGAGTACCATCAGGGTTAAAGCCACCTCCTCGGCTTTCAACTTCCGCCACCGCCATGATTGCTTCTATCTCACACCCTATCTTAGCGGCATCATCGATGAAATCTTCCCGTCTTAGCGTCATGGTGTTATCTCCTATTTGCTTCTTTGTAGAGGTCTATTTATCTGGGCGCTTTCAATGTTAGGTTAGAAGCTCTCCAATTGTTCTTCCATCAATCCAGCGGTGAAGGTCATGTGGCCCGCATACTATTCCGTAGAAGATGGATTTTCCGTGAGAAATTTCAGGACCAGTGGGGACCACCATTGCCGAACCCTTTGGCACCGCAGGGTGAATGCACGCCTTTTTCTTGAAGAAGTCAACTACTTTGATGCTGGTTGTCACGACCTTCCCGTCGTACGGTGAAAAAAGAACGGCTGCATGGTCAAAGCTGGCGCAGTGCGCCACGGGGATGCAGTCAGCTAAATACGTCTCTTTGTCAACTACCAGAACCTGCCAGCTGGCGGGAAGATCCATCTCCATGTTCTGGGCAATAATTCTGATGGTGGGGCCAGTTGTTTCCTCAATGTAGGTAATTGGCTCGAGCTTAAAGTCGAGCATGTGGCCGCTAAAAGTCCAATAGTGGGTGATACCTATTGGCGCCATGAGAGAATCGATGATGTAGGGCTTCTGGGTTTCTGCTAGGATCTGCATGTTGGGTCTCTTGCTGCTTGGTTATAGGTTGGCCTTCTGCGTCTTCAAGACTGGGTATTCTGCCTGAGTGTAGTACTTCTTGCGCTCACGAAAGTGCTTCCTGCTCCATTTAAGAGAGGAGTGAACATCAACCAGGTGCACTCGTTCTTTATCCTGTGCTTTTCTAAGCCCTCTGCCAATTGACTGAATGCACTTAATGAATGACTTTCCGGCATCAACCATAAATTCGCAGAAGATCCGGTCAATTGAAATTCCAGTTGAAGCGATGCCAAAGGTGGCGATGACAATGAGGTCATCGCGGTTCTCAAACATGTGGTACCACTCAGCTCGTACCTCGTTCTCAGTAGCACCATGAAGAAAGACGCTGTCTTGGATGAGCTTTTGAAGCTCCTTTCCCTGCTTTACGCTGTTTACCAGCACGAGAGTATTTCCATACTGGGAAGCTCGAGCAATAACAAGGTCAGCAATGAAGTCAAGTCGAGCTGGGTTCTTGTTGATAAAGGCGCGCTCAGACGCGTAGTCTGGAAAGTCCTCATCGACGTTTTCTTGAATTTCAACGGGTTCAATTTCAAGCTGCGCCAGGTACCCCATTCTAATTAGGTCAGCCGCCGAGATTTCATAGAGGATCTCGCCAATTGAGCCTTTCAGGGAAAGCTGATCAATCCTCGGCTTCGGGAACGTTCCAGTAAAGCCGTACCTAAATGGGCAGTGCTTTCCATGATGGTTGATAAGCTCGCCAATGGTCTTGGCTGATGCTCCATGCGCCTCGTCAACAATGACGCACTCAAAGTTCTCCATCACGACTGGGTTGTTCTGAAGCGCCTGCCAGGTCGCCACCACGCAGGAGTGGTGGATGTCCTTCTTGGCACCACTGTAGACTCCAACGTCCAGGTTGCCTAACCTAAAGGTCGCCGCCGTTTGATCAACTAGGTCTGATGAGGGCACGATGACAATCGTCCGATAGCCTGACTGCGCCATTACGTCAGCCAGTGCCGCCACCATCCACGTCTTACCGGCTCCAGTTGCTGCCAGTATAAAGCCTGACTGGCTGTCAAGAGCTAGGTTGACTGCTTCGACCTGGTATGGGCGAAGCACCACTCCGAGCTGGTGCTCCGGCTTCTGCTTAAACCAATCTGCGGTTATTCTAGTAGCTGGAGGAGTGACTGGTCTTCTCTCGTCTTTAAGCTCGACATCATACCCCCAACCCTCGAGGTAGGGAAGAACTTCATCTAGGAGCCTAAAGTAGATCTTTCCGGTCTTGTCAAAGAAGCGAACCTTCCCATCCCACCGGCCGAGTCGATAGAGGGGCATGAAGTAGGCCCCTTCTACCATGATGGCAAACTTCTCCTCGAGCACCTTTTGGTCCTGTGGCTCAAGGCCAGAGATGAAGCAGAAGACTTCATCTCTGACGGTAATATACGCCTTTTTCATGCTATCACGGAGAAGCTGAAGTACTGTTCTAGGTTGTTGCTTCTAATGAACTGGATAGGTTCAAAAGTCTTGTCACTCGAGCAAGTGAAGAGCGCAATGTTGATGAGAAGAGCCGCCAAAGGAGTAGGGCTCTGCGAAGTATCCAGCACTGCCTGAATCTTTACCTGATCTTCAACTCCGAAAAATACTACCTTTGGCTGATTTTTTTCAGTTGTGATGAGCAGCTTCTTTTGGTCCTCAATAGACATCAGGTCCTGAATAGATGTCATTCCAAAGTTGATCAAAGCCATATTTCACCTCAAAGAATAACGTCCTGAAGCTGCTCAACTCTGAGCTTGGTAATGTGAGAGAGCATCCACCCTAGCTGCTTCATTGCCTCAACAACTGCATCTAGCTTCTGCTGAATTAGCGAAGCCTCAATGATAAGCTGATTTATCTCGATGATTTCTTTTTCGCCAGCGATGAGGGTGGTGGTCTCTCGAGCGCTGTAAACTCTCTGACCGAGCAGGTAGTTCTTTGTCAAACGAGCTTCAATTCGGGCTTTCATGTTTTCAAGCCACTTCACCAGCTGCGCCGCCTCGCGGGCCAAGCTATCGAAGTGCACCTGGTGGTACGGGAGCGTGCGAGCCACTACCTCAAGTCGCTCACCGTGAATCTCAAAGAGCGGCGGCGCCTTCTCGAGCTCCCTTTCAAACTTCTCAATAATGACTGGGAGCTGTTCAGCTAAGTTGTCGTCGTTTAATTCAAGAAGAAAGCTCATTCATTTCCTCTGTTTGAGATGACAAACTCCTCAGTGTCAAAAGAAAAATCAATTGTCTGGTCAGCTAGAACAGTAGCTGTTTCCAAATCAGCCACCACCTTTGGAGAAGTGCAGATTATACAGTCGTCATCTTTAACTGCTTCATCAGGATACAGGTCAACGTGCTGCCCGGCAAATGGGATTGCCGTGACCTGTATCCTAAACACTTTTTCCGGTTTAGTAAGTTCTAGAATTTTAGAGAGGGCACAGAGCGTGATGCGCATAGAAGCTTCTTCGTAGTGTGGTGCTTGGTTACTCTTCGCTGTCACCCTTCTTTGGGATAAGACTGAGCTCCTCCACCGCGGCCCGAACGGCCTTGTTGAGCTTACCGGTTGAGGTAACTACCTCGGTAGTCTGCTTACCGTCAACAGTCTTGGTGATGATGAAGCCACCGGTGACAAATTGAATGATTACTTGGTTGGGCATACGTTACTCCTTCGCGCCGCGCTTCTTGCCGGCAGGTTGTGGTTGCTCGTCTTGATCGAGAATAGTTTCAAGGTCCGCTTCTGTCGGCTCTCTGCCAGATCGAGCTGCAAGCGGAGTGCAGGCTGGGTGCTCCAGCAGCTGGAGGGCGATCTCCTCATTGAAGTCCTTTTCACGGAAAGACACCTTGTGGATTTCACCGTCCTCATCCGTCCACTCAGCCACCCAGTTGAGCTTCTCGCCAGGTTGAGTCCCCTTGGAGATGACCTTCATCTCTTCTAGCATCTCGAGAAGCCCGGTGACGGGTGACATCCCAGTGTTGTAAGGCACTTCCAGCTCGACCTTGGTGCCAAGCTTGGCAAAGCGTGACTTGTAGGTCTCGAAGCGCATCCGCACACCAGTCACTTCTCCATCCTCCTTCAGCTTGAGCTTGGTGACGATGCCAATGATTGAGCACGAGAACTTAGTGCTGTTGGTGATTGCCCAGGCCCCATCCCCAAGCATGATGTCCTGAGGATAGACGTGGTCGGTCACCACCATTGCAATCGGCAGCACGCCAATTTGACCCACCGCCAGCCTCAGCATCGCCTTGCGCCGCTTTGCCAGCTGACCTT